TATGACAGGGCTGAGACAGTGTTTAGGAAATGGCGGTTTAAAAAGATGCGGTGTGAAGTGGTTGCAGCACAACGACTTATTGTTACACAATTTAAAGACTACATGCGTAACCAGAACATTGTATTTACCATTGATGAATATAACCCACCGAAGACAATGAATAAGGCAGAGCGTATTGCATCCATTCTAGAACCTAGATATAATAATAATCAGATATGGCATTATAAAGGTGGTAATTGTCAAACATTAGAAGAAGAACTTATTATGAATAATCCTGAACATGATGACGTTAAGGATGCTGTAGCAGCATGTGTAGAGATTTGTAAATCACCTATCTCTAATCGTGCTTGGGGTAAGAAATCTAATGTCATAGCATTTAATAGTAAGTTTGGAGGGGTTAGTTACTAACCCAATTAGGAGTAATAATGAACGAAAATATTCAAGTGAGTTTTGAGGATGATGTGTTAGCAAATAAAATTGCTGACATGTGGGTTAAATGGGACTCTGCCCGTAACTCATGGAAATCTGAACAACAAGAGTTGCGTAGTTATTTATTTGCTACAGATAGCAGAAAAACTGCTAACAGTAAACTTCCTTGGAAAAACTCCACAGTTACACCCAAACTCACCCAAATACGAGATAATCTGCATGCGAATTATATTGCAGCATTGTTTCCATCTGAAAATTGGTTCTTTTGGGAGGCTACTGATAAGAGTCCAGAACTCACTCAAAAGCGTTATGCGATTACAAATTACATGAAACAGAAGCTAAAAGCGTCTAACTTTCAACTTCTCATTTCTCAACTCATTTACGACTACATTGATTTTGGCAATGTCATTGCTACTTTTGACTATGTTAGAGACACCATTCTAGACAATGATGGTAATTCTGTTACACGTTATATTGGCCCTAAAGCCTATCGTATTAACCCTATGGACATTGTATTTAATCCTTTGTCCGAAACATTTGACAAAACACCAGTTATTCGCAGGATGTTAAAATCACTAGGAGATTTGGTTTCTGATGTGGAAACAAAACCATCGTTAAATTATAACAAAGGGGTAATGAATAAAGCCTTGTCATTCCGTCAAAACTATCGTGATGATCCTGAGTTTAAAAAAGAACTTAATATGGCTATCGATGGGTTTGGAAGTGCTGATGAATACCTAGAAAGTGACATGGTTGAGTTGCTAGAATTCTGGGGAGACATTTACGATGTGGAACAGAAGAAGCTACTTCGCAACCAGTTAATTACAGTTATCGACAGAAAGTGGATTTTACGTAAACAACCCAATCCATTGTGGACAGGTAATAAACCAATGTTCCATTGTGGCTGGAGGTTGCGTACAGATAATCTGTGGGCACAAGGCCCATTGGATCAATTGGTAGGTATGCAATATCGAATTGACCATCTAGAAAATCTAAAAGCAGACGTATTTGACCTTATTGCATATCCGGTTATGAAGGTTAAAGGGAATACTGTGGAAGAGTTTGAATATGAACCCGGAGCTACAGTGTTTGTAGGAGATGAGGGGGATTTGGAATTCCTACGTCCTGATGCCACAGCATTGCAAGCAGACCTGCAAATTAATGAGTTGATGAATAGGATGGAAGAACTTGCTGGTGCTCCTAAGCAAGCTATGGGTATTCGTACACCGGGAGAGAAAACTAAATATGAAGTGCAGACACTAGAAAATGCTGCTGGACGTATTTTCCAAAGTAAGGTTAGTTGGTTTGAACGTAACATTCTAGAACCTCTCCTTAACGGTATGTTGGCTGAATCCATCCGTAATTTTGAGGGCATAGAGCGCATTAGAACAGTGGATGAGGACTTTGGTACAGAAAGTTTCCTAGAGGTCACTAAAGACGATTTAATGGCTGCTGGCAAGCTCTATCCGATGGGTGCTAGACACTTTGGGGATCAAGCTAAGTTTGTACAAGAGTTAGCCCAAACTATTCAGGTAGTACAAGCTATCCCTTCTGTAGCAGCACACATCTCTGGCAAAGCCATTGCTAAGGCTCTAGAAGAGAATATGGGATGGCAGAACTACCGTATTGTTCAGGATAATGCTATGATATTTGAACAAGCAGAGACACAGCGATTGATGAATCAAGTGTCAGAAAACATTCAAACAGAGGCTACAATTGACCCAGAAGGTATGCCTCTTGACAACATGGAACAAATGTGATATACTAGCGTTATGAATACACTTTTACTAAAACATAAACCTTTAGATAGTAGTAATGAAGAGTTTACTAAAGCATGGAATAATAGTGGATATGTACTAGAAGCATTACATGATGTTCTACTATCTTTAAAGAATGAAATTAGTTCTATTAAAAAAGATGACTTTGATTGTCCTAATCATTATGCTAAACTAGCATATAATATGGGACAGATTAAAGCATATGATTTTATAATCTCTATGTTACCAGAGACTTCAAAACGGTAACGCTTTTTAACTAGGAGAAACGCATGACAGATGCATCTATCTTTGGCGAAGGGAATGACAATCCTCCAGCTAACCAACCATCAGAGACTAATGATGGATCGCTTTTCACTGCATTAGTTGGTGAAACGCAAAAATACAAAACTCCAGACGATTTGGCTAAAGCATATAGCAATGCTGACCAATTTATTGAAACCTTGAAAGAGGAAAATCGTAAGTTGCGTGAGCAAGTAGCATCTGCTAAGACTATTGATGAGGTTTTGGAACGTATGTCAAAGCAAGACGAAGCACCAGAGGATGACAGACCTCGTGGTCAGAACATTACACCTGACGCTGTGCAAGCTCTTGTAGAGAAGACGTTAGAAGGACGTAAAGTCCAAGACTTGAAGAATAGCAACTTGCTGAAAGCTGATGCTCTTATGAAAGAGAAGTTTGGTGATAAGGCAGAACAAGTGTTTAAGCAAAAGGCTTCTACACCTGAAAAGATGCGTATTATGATGGACTTGGCGGCTACTGATCCTACAGAGTTTGTATCGCTATTTGCTGGTGTTTCTCAGGTACAAGCAAATAATGTGGATATGGGTTCTGTGAACACTACTTCGGTGACTTCTAATGGAAGTGATAGGAGCAAGATGGTGGGGACTAAAGAGTGGGCATCAAAAATCCGCAAAGAAGACCCTTCTACATATTGGTCACAAGACTTTCAGTATAAGTTGCAACAAACTGTTTCCAAAAACCCGACCTTATATTTTGGTCAATAAGGAGAATTAAATGGCTGGTGTAGATTATGCAAAAGTTAATGAAAACCTAGTTCGTGCAGAACTGTGGTCTTCTGAACTCAAAGATGTGTTGCAAGAGCAACTTATGGGGACAAAATATGTCCGTATGTTGAGTGGTTTCCCTGACGGCAACCAGTTTACCATCCCTTCAGTTGGTGAACTGCCTATGCGTGAAACGGCTGAACTGACCCCTGTCGTGTATGACACGATGGATACTGGTGAGTTTAACTTCACGATTGATCGCTATGTTGAGGCAGCTACTTACATTACCGATAAGGCTAAGCAAGACAGCTACTACTCTCAACAACTCATTGGGATGTTCCCAACGAAGATGCGTCGTGCATTGGATGAGAACTTGGAATCTTCTGTGTTCTCTCTGGCTAACACGCAAACAGCAAACGATTTGAACACCATTAATGGTGCTGCTCATCGCTTTGTTGCTTCTGGTTCGACTAACACTGTGTTGGCTCTGGATGACTTTGCTAAGGCTAAGTATGCTTTGGACAAAGCTCAGGCTGGTGGCACTCGTGTAGCTATCATTGATCCCTCTCAGGAATATGTGTTTAACACGTTGGTGGGTGCTCAGGCATTTACTAATAATCCTGCTTTCGGTGGTATTGTTAATGGTGGTTTTGTTAGCGAAGTGACTGGCATGCGTTTTATCCGTAATATTTTTGGATTTGACGTGTATGTGTCTAACTTCTTGGCAACACCTGCTGATACGACAATTAACGGTGTGTCTGTCCCTGCTTCGCCAGTGACTAACATCTTTATGTCTGTTGGTGGAGATTTGACACCTTTCGTTGGTGCATATCGCCAAATGCCTCGCGTTGAATATGAGCGTAATAAAGATTTGCGCCGTGATGAGTATGTTATGAATGCTCGTTTTGGTCTGAAACTCTATCGCCCAGAATGCTTGGTTAGCGTTATTTCCAAATCTACCATCTGATAATTAAGTAAAGGAATAGTAAAATGACTCGTAAATCTACTTGGACTAATGCTGATGGTTTGATTGTGGGTTTTGGCCCCAACACTCCTGAAGTAACTGGCGCACTAGCTGAAGGCGAAGGCGCTGTTAAAACTGCGTATGTGCATTTTGATTATGCAGATACGGGCGTGAATATCCCTCTTCCCGCTGGTGCTAATGTGGTTGGTGTTGTGCTGACCGTTGGTACTGCTTGGGTTGGTGGTACTGATATTCAAGTCGGTGATGGTAGCGATGCTGACGGTTTTGTGTCCGCTTCTCAAGGTGCTACTGCCAACCTTACGGCTGGCGCACACATTGTTGGTGGTGGTGTATATACCAAAGGTGCTACTGATACTGGTGCTCAAGAGTTCAAATCTTATGCATCTGCTGATACCGTCGATGTTGCCTTCACTGGCACGTTTACGGCAGGTACTGCTACTCTTGCGGTAAGCTATCTGTGATAGGATTGGAGGCTACTCTTCGGAGTAGTCTCCTTTTTAACTGGAGAAATAAATGGCAAATGTGCAACATAATGCTCTAACTGATCCAAACCTACATGAACCTAAAGGAATTGCTTCTGCAAATGCAGGTGAAGTATACATTGCTAATGGTAGTGGTAGTGGGTCTTGGCAAACTATTGCAGGACATAGCTATGGTGATCTATATATATCAAATAATTCTACATCGTTTACGTTAGCATCTGCTAGTGCTTTAAGTAAACTTAATCCATCTGGTGCGTGGGTTGCTAATGGATACCAAAACATTACACCGTCTGCTTCTGATGGACAATTTACGATTACACGTAATGGTATTTATCAATTAGACCTTTGGCTTGTATTTGAAACAGCCGCTATTGCAAGTGGATCAATTTATAATTTTCATTATAATATAAATGGAACTTCTTCTACTAGAAAAGTATATCATAAAAAACCTACTAATGGCGTAGATACAATTCATTTAGCTAGTAATGGTTATGTAACATTATCTGCCGCAGATGTGCTGTCTATTTATGTTGGTGGAGGCCCTACATCATCAGGTACAGCTATTGTAGTTAAAGAAGCTGGTTTTAGTTGTTTGTTAATTGACCCTGCATAAGGATGTGTTATGGCTAAGATGACTCTTTTAGATATGACGCAGAACATCCTTTCTGCATTGGATAGTGATCCTGTAGATTCCATTGATGAAACTGTTGAAGCTGTACAAGTTGCAGAACTTGTAAAGGAAGCCTACTTTGAACTCATTAGTCAACGTGATTGGCCTTTCCTACATCAACTATCTACTCTGCAAGCATTAGGTGATGTAAACAATCCTACTAAGATGAAGATTCCTGATACATGGAATAAAATTAAGTGGATTAAATATAATAAAAAAGAAGTACAATGGGTTCCACCAGAAATATTTAATGACATCATCAGCGATAGGGTTGAACAAGCTGGTGTCATTAATGCCAATGGATTTGTCATCAATCGTGATCCTGAATATTGGACTAGTTATGATGACCAATACATTGTGTTTGATGGATATAACTCATCGGAAGAAAGCACCTTGCAAGAAAGTAATAGTAGTGTTTATGGCGTGGCACAAGCATCATGGACACATACAGACACATTCATACCTGCCATCCCTGAAAAGTTCTTTCCTACCTTGTTGGCTGAAGCTAAAAGCCAAGCATTTGTTAACTTGAAACAGCAAGCTAATGAGAGGGAGGAGAGGAAAGCTAGGCGTGGTAGGATGGCTATGCGTAATGAAGTGTGGAAGAATGAGAATGGTGAAGCTAAGTATAACAGACGTGTAAACTACGGAAGGAAGTAAAATGAGTGAAGCATATGACCGCATTATGAAGCAAGCAATAGAAAAGAAACAAGCTGCTAAAGAACGTAAAGAAGAACGTGCTGAGCAAGGTATTGCAAATAAATTGATAATTGATAAAACACCTGCTGGTCTTTACTTCTGCCGTTACAGCATGCGTGGTCAAGTGCCTGATGAGTTGAAAGGGCATTTTACACGTAAAGAACGCATCCTTGCTATTGCTAATAAGCGCAGTATTGAAATAGACGAAGCATTCGCATAAGGGGCATTTAAATGGCAGTACAAGCCGCAGTTAAAGATGCATTCACATTTGTAGGTGGGCTAGTTACAGAAGGTGGATATTTCATTACTCCTGAGAACGCATATAAGGAGGGTGTTAATGTCGTACCTAAACTGGATGGTGTTTTAGAAAGGCGTAATGGACTTGACTACGAAGACAATTATTCTCTTTATGCTGCTGGTATAACGTCTGCTGATAAAGATATTTGGGCATTCACTACAAGTACATGGAACACTGTAGCTGGTAATGGGAATAGAGATTTTATCGTAGTACAGTTAGGACGTTACATTCATTTCTATAAAGCATCTTCTGGTAGTGTTAGTGGCTCTCGTAACACTGCTTTTAGAATTGATTTGAATGGGTATAAAGTAAGTGGTACTACAACTACAATTGGTACAGACATTTGTAGTTTTTCTTCTACATATGGTAGGCTTATCATCACTAGTTCTAGCACCTACCCATTACTAGTAACATACACTCCAAATGTTGATGAAGATGTTTGGGGTACATTTGCTGTCACTAAACTAGATTTAAAGATTAGGGACTTTAAAGGTATTCCTCTTATTGATAATGGTGGTGTTGTTGTACCAATTGATGAAGAATATACAGAAGCACAATGGGTTGCTAAAGGTATATCCATTGATGATGTTAAATACAACTTGTACAATCAAGGCTGGACTGATGACAAGATAACAACATATAGAACAGCTAATAGTGATAAATATCCTGCTAACACAAAGAGTTGGATATATGGTAAAGATACATCAGATGTGTTTGATGCTGCTGTATTGAATAAACAAGATTTTGGTAACTCTCCTGCACCTAAAGGGCATTATGTTATAGACCCCTTTGATGGTGTAATCTATCGCCCTAAAGTGTCTTCTTTCTTTGCTGGTAGAGTGTGGTATGGCGGCATTTCTGAACCAGATTTACTAGGCACTTTATTCTTTAGCCCTGTTCTGGATGATGTTACTAAAGCTAATGTATGCTATCAAGCTAACGATCCTACATCAGAAGTGTTGAGTGATTTGTTGGATAATGATGGCGGCACTATTGAAATTCCTGAAGCTGGTGAGATTGTAGATTTGCAGCCATTAGGTAGGGGATTGATGGTATTGGCTACTAATGGTGTGTGGTTTATTTCTGGTATTGACCAAGCATTCACTGCTGCTAACTATACAGTGACTCGTATCACCTCTGTTGGATGTGTCAGCAGTAAGACGGCAGTATCTATAGAAGGTGCTCTCTATTATTGGAGCACTAATGGCATTTATGTCATTGCACCTAGCAATAGTGTAGAATATGCCGCATCTAACATTAGCGATAAAAACATTAAGAGTTTCTATCAAAGCATCCCTGTGCTATCAAAGTTGTATGCTGAAGGGTGTTATAATGCTTCTGAGAAGACAGTGTATTGGCTATATTCTAATGTAGCATCTACTTCCACTAGCGAAGGTAGGTTTAATAAGAATACAATGTTATGCCTAGATTTAAACTTACAAAGTTGGTATTGGTTTTCATTAGATACAGATGTTGGCGTTATTCCTGCTTCCATTGAAGTAACTAAAGAAACTAGGAATGTGTCTACATCTTATGACGTAGTTGCAGGTGATGATGATGTTATTGCTGGCGCAGATGATGTTGTTGCCAACATTACTAATATTAACGCATCACAGAAACTTTATAAAATACTCTCTCTACACCCTGTTACTAGTAACAACTACTCTGTTACATTTAGTGATTTTGTAAACACTAGAGATGCTAGTACAAAGTTTAGTGATTGGTATTCTTTTAATAGTGTAGGTAGTGAAGAACAAGCCTACTTCATCACTGGCTATAACATGGCTGAGAATGGCCCTGCAAGGATGAAGACAGGGCAATACCTCACTGTCTATATGAAACGTACTGAAACCTCGTTTGATGCTAATACAGTGCCATTAAATCAAAGTGGATGTAAGATGCAAAGCAGGTGGGATTTTACAGACAATAGTTATCCGGGTAAATGGGCAGATGAGGTGCAAGTGTATAGACAACTACGTCCATACTTTGCTGCACCACTCACTACATTTGATGATGGCTATCCTCTAGTTATTAGTAAGAATAAATTGCGTGGCAGAGGTAAGTCTGTACAATTTAAATTCACTAGTGAAACTGGTAAAGATATGAAACTAGTGGGTTGGACAGGTACATTCATTGGGAATACAAATGTTTAAAATTATAGACAATGATGCATGCACTCTTTACTTGTCGTTTGTAAATGACATGGCGAATGTATTCGGTGAAGTAAGAACATTCACTAGAGCATCGTATAAAGATAGTGCTGAAAAATGGGTTGCAACATTGGAAGGTCTTCGTGAAGAGGGGTATAAAGAGTTGTATTCACAGATTAAGAAAACACAAGAAAACATACTGAAGTTTGAGCAAAGACTAGGGTTTAAAGTTATTAATGAAACAGAAACCGACTTATTGTTGGTAAAGGAGCTATAATGTGTGATCCAGTAACTATAATGGCTATTGCAACTGCTGGAAGTGCATACTCTTCCTATCGTGCTGGGCAAGAAACTAAAAAGGGATATCAAGCAGAACAGAAACGTGCAGAAGTACAAAATATTCGGAATGTACGAGCACAAATTCGGGAAGCTAGGGCTGCACAAGGGCAGATGACTAACGTGGCTGCTCAAGCAGGTGGTATGGGAAGTAGTGCATTAGCAGGGGGTTTGTCTAGTGTACAAAGCCAATTAGCAGGTAATATTAACTATATGGCTGCTATTGCTGAACAAAACACTGCTATTAGTAATGCTGCCATTAGTGCTTCTGGATGGCAAACTACAGGGACTATTTTTGGTGCTGTTGGTAAAGGTGCTGAAATGTATCGTAATATTTATGGGTATGGTACTACTGCATCTGCTGTGTCTGATAATGGATATAGTAGAGGAGTAGGCCCACAGTACGAAGGCACTATTTTTGGTGGACAATTTACCCCATATCGTAGAGGAATGTAAACGTGACTGATATTTTGTACACTGACGATAAAGAAGAAAAAGAACCTATTACTTATGCTGCTGAGGATTTTATCCCACCATCAGATACGTCTGTTGGAGATTATAATGTAGTAAAGGCTATTTCTGCTTCAGCAACTGGTGAATCCCCTCCTGAAGGGGAAGTTAATTTTGACCAATTTGTAGATCAACAATGGCGTTCCACTGTTCCTGAACAGAATGCCGTTAGTAGAATGTCCATTGAACAAGCAGTCCAAAAAGGTGCATCTAATGTAGTACAGCTATTGTTCAATGAAGTTGCTGAACGTAATAGATTATTGAATGAAACTACTGCACGTAATGGTGAATATACACGTCAGAAATTAAAAGAACTTTCTACTCAAGCAGCAGAACACACTGCTATTCGTAATCCCGGTGCTCTGCTTAATAACACTCCAGATGAACTAAATAAAGCTATTGACCGTACATCCAAGAAGGTAGCTGCTCTAGCTACTCTTGAGAAAGCACTTAAAGATGGTCAGAAGTGGAGTAACATCATTCCCGGTATTCTACATGAATTAACCCCTCTAGCCATTTGGGAAGGTAGGGCTATGGGGGATGTAGCAGTTAAGTATGGTGTGCCTGAGCATGCAATCACTGGTATGTCTGGTAGGTCAGAAGATAGGCAATGGCTTAGGGCAGCATTTAAAGCTGTCCCTAATGAACAAAAAGAAGAATGGCTAAGTAATCTATACAAAGACTTGAAAGAGAGTTGGACTATTTCTGATTGGCAAGCTGCATTAATGGTGTCTGATGTGGCTGCTGGTGATCCTGAGTGGACTCCTTTCTTTGATTGGCTAGATAGGTTGGGTGTTGTTGCAGGTATGGCTACAGGAGTATTTGCCTCAGCTAAAGCAGCATCATTATTTAAATCTGCTAATGCCCTCAAGAATGCATCACGTACAATGGCTGCTGCTGGAGGTAAGGATTCTATTGTTGCGGCAGAAGCAGCTAAGATGGCTCAATCTGCTGCACGACAACAACAACTTAGGGCTGCTGGTGTATTGACTGGTGAAGCCACTGGTATCACTGCTGTCCTTGATTTGGCTAAACTAGTGAGTGTTAATGCTGCTAAAATATTGCCAGAATCCATCACTACTGCTGCATATGATTTTCAGAAAGTCATTAGAAAACCTGTAGATAATCTTGTAGCTGAGTTGAAAGATGTTGTGTCTGCTAAGGGAGTTAAGTCAGGTGAGGCCGCAGAGATGTTGGCTGACATTGAAAGGACATTCTCTAAAGCAGTTAATCCTAACATTCACTCTGTAGATAATTTTAGTTTGTCAGAGGATGGTCTTACGGTTACTGGTAAGGTGTTCTATAAGCCTACAGATATGTCTAGTTTCTTGACTAAGGAAGCAGCAGAAGGATATATTAAAGCAATTGACCCGTCAAATAAGTTGGGCATGTCTGTTGTAGCTGATACAACTAATACAGGGTTTTTGGTAACTGCTGATGTAGAGAAGAAACTACAGTTGCAAAAGACAGCACTTGAAGCACAGATATTGGAAAGATTTAGTGAAAGTGTTAAAGCAGGGAAGAAGAAAAAGAAAGCTGCTGTTAAACCTGTTGAAATTCCCCATCCTAAATCACTTGATACTAGTAAGCCTAAATATAAAACATCAGGTGTTGAGTTTGAAGATATGCTGGATAAAGCTGCCTATCAAGTGGGTAGTAAAGCAAAGCTGTCTAAGTCAGATGCAGAAGTAAAAGAGTGGATTCAAAAAGTAACTGGCTGGTCTGATGAGCAAATTAAAGAGCATGCTAAATCTATTCGTAGCTACATTAAAGCTAACGAAGACATTACTGATGATGTAGGTAATATCCTAGTTGAACGCCAACGTAAAGTTGAAGGTAAGGCAACTATTGGATTTGAAGATGAGATTGATTATGGTGCAGCATATGAAAATGTAGTTTCATCTAA